ATAAAACTTTTAAAACGATATTAACCTTAATGATGTAATAAGGTCACTTGATTGGACCATTTAATCATTTAAAGATGTTAAAGTTAAATTTAATGACCAAGAGTAATATACTACTGTTCTACACACTTTATTATCCGGACATAGAAGTACTACTTTCATTAACACATATTTAAATGTTGCTTATATTGATTTAGTAAAGTATAATTATGAGGTATAATATCTATATAACCCTATTAAAACTAGTAAACACCATGGAGATGATGTTTTTGCAACAACTACTTCATGGGTAAGTAGTATAATTTTTAATGAGGTAGCATTGGATACGGGTATTGATGCAAAATATGAAAAATTGCTCAATGAGATCGGATGTGGTGAATATTTAAGATTATTTTACTATCATAGTGGTTAAGTGTTAGGTAGTAGAAATAGATGCATCACAAGCTATGTATGTGGTTAATGGGAAGGTCAAGCCAAATAGAAAAACATATCTGATATAAGATCAACTTATGATTAAATAGGTGTTTTAAGAAGAAGAGGTGTTGATAGTAGACTCTGTTAAAAATTATTTGATTAATTTATGTAAAAACATTTCAGTGAAAGTGTTGTTAAATATTGTTAGTTAACAGTCAAATAGGGTGGTTTAGGATTAGGTGATTTCATCAATGGAGATATACTTTAAGGTGAGGACTAATTTAAAGTTAGTATATAATAAGATTCACAATAATAAAGTTAAAATTGGTGGAAAATTAAAAATAAACTTAATATGTCAAAAGATATAATTAAGTCATATTAGAGTAAATTACCAAAATGGGCTACTATTAGGAAAGAAGATTAGAATAGGTTAATCAATAAATTAGCACAAGGATCTGTTTAATTAGAACTTAAATAAGGATTACTTAACCTATAGAATATTAAAAACACTGAAGTTTAGTTGACATAATAATTGAACAAGATATAACTTCAATATAAACATTGTGAAATACAACCTATTAACTGGTAGAGTATGTTATCACAAATAAACAAAATTTCTTCTTTAAAAAAGAGATTTTACAAAATAGAAAAATGGTCTTAAGTATTACCATATATTTCTATTTAAAAAGGATATAGCTAGTAATAGTTATATACTAA